CTGAGAAAAGTTGGGTCAATCGATTTTTTGCATTGGCACAAGGAGATGTGACCGGTGCTGATGTTCCGGTAAACAGCCTTTCCGCTTTCCAAGTCTCCTACTTTCTCATATCTTTTATACATGGTTTTGCTTCCTCAGTTTTAGTATTTCCTTTTGCAGTCCCCCGATTATCTCTCGGAGCTGCAAGATCTTGTCTTTGCCGTGGTCTATGCGTGTTACGACCTCTTGCAGTTCAGCGATGGTTTGCCTCTGTGCTTCAAAAAAAGACTTATCGCTGACGATCATTCTCTCAATTTGTTTGTAGTTTTCCATATTTTTCTCCTTTGCCTCCCCTAAAAAGTGTTCACGTTCCCATGCTGTGAGCAGCCCTTCTTTGTATGCCTGCTCTATTTTTCTCTTTTCCATTTCCCTTGACCTCCTGTTTTTACTTTATGTACATTGCTATAATCATGCCAAAGCGCATAAGTCACTGTTTTTATTATACTCTGTAAAAATGAAGGCAAAAGTTAGCCAAAAAAGAGTGCTAAAAGTGGTGAAAACAACGTACCAGATATCAAAGACTTAGTTGCAAGTATATGGAATAGTTAAGCGGAAAATCATACGTGAATCTCACAGAATACCGTGAAGATCCACACTTATCGCAATTAGTTCTTGACAAGACCCTCAAAAAAATTATATAATACGAATCGTAAAAATAATATGGCCAGTTGTATCGCAGCCAACACTCAATAAAAACCCTGGACTGATGAACCTGGCCACATTTTCAAGGTGACTTATGCCAGCAGGCAGACCACGAAAGTATCAAGACCTCAAAGCACTCCAAAAACTGATAGATGATTATTTTGCAGACTGCGAAATAAGAGAAATCCCCTTAACAATCACAGGCTTAGCGTTAGCGTTAGATACATCGCGAAAGAGATTATTGGATATAGAGAATAATTATCCAGCAGATTTTCGTCACGCTATAAAAAAGGCTAAGTTGATAGTTGAAAATGATTACGAAAAAGCATTAAGGAAAAATGGCAGAGCAGGTGAGATATTCGGATTAAAGAATTTCGGCTGGAAAGATCAGCAGGATTTGAAAGTCGATAAAGAAATCAAACACAGCGTTTCTGAAGATTTGTTAGAAGCAATATCTGACATCACGGGTAAAAAATGACAAGAGCAGAAACACATCAGCAGTATAAAACTCTCATGCTAAAAGCTCAGGCGCGTAACGAGTGGCATGGTGTTATGCGTGAGTTGATAAAGAAAGACCTGTTTTTTCTACTTCTGCATGGATTAGGCCGCAAAGATATCGATACAGACTGGTTGTTTGATAGGTGCAGGGAAGTTCAAAGAGATCCTGATGGCTATTTGGATTTATGGGCAAGAGAGCATTACAAGTCAACAATCATTACCTACGCGCTAACAATTCAAGACATTCTCAACGATCCTGAGCTTACGGTCGGGATCTTCTCAGCTACCAGACCTATTGCAAAAGCATTCCTCCGGCAGATTAAGAGAGAGTTTGAAAGCAACGAGAAACTCAAGGCACTGTTTCCCGAAGTGTGTTATATGAACCCGCAAAAACAAGCGCCAAAGTGGTCAGAGGATGACGGGATTATAGTCAAGCGCAAAGGCAACCCGAAAGAATCCACAGTTGAGGCGTGGGGATTGGTGGATGGCCAGCCTACAGGCAGACATTTTAGGTTAATGGTGTATGATGATGTAGTCACCCGGGAATCAGTAACAACCCCGGAGATGATATCAAAGATCAATGGCGCGTGGGAACTCTCAAGGAATCTCACCACAATCGGTGGACGGACTCGGCACATTGGCACGCGATACCACTACAACGACACCTATAACCTCATAATGGACAGGAAGGCAGCTATACCCCGTATCTATCCAGCAACAGACACAGGCACTACAGCAGGCAAAGCAGTGTTTTTCAGCGAGGACCTGTTGGCAAGTAAAAGACGGGAGATGGGGGCGTTTACCTTTGCTACGCAGATGCTACAGGACCCGAAGGCAGATTCAATACAGGGATTCAACATTGAAGATATGCGGTTCTGGCCTGCGACACAATACAACCACCTCAATACGTACATCCTGGTTGACCCGGCGAACGAGAAGAAAAAGAGATCAGACTACACGGCAGCGTTTGTTATAGGCATGGGCGAGGATAACAACTACTACATCATCGACATTGTAAGGGATAGACTAAGCCTTACCGAGAGAGGGAATTTACTCTTTGCCCTGCATAGACAATACAGACCGATATCAGTTGGCTATGAAAAGTATGGTATGCAGGCAGACATTGAGTATTTTGAGACAATAATGAATAAAGAAAACTATCGGTTTGTGATTACTCCACTGGGCGGGCAAACGTCTAAGGTAGACAGGATTACGGGCTTGATGCCATTATTTGAAGACCATCGTATCTACTTCCCAGATAGAGTTATTCATGTTAATTACGAGGGGATACAAGAGGATGTTGTAAAGATATTCTCGCACGAAGAATTAACAGCGTTCCCGTATGGGGCGCATGATGATATGCTGGATTGCTTGGCGAGGATAACAGACCCGGAGTTCAGGATGTCAGCACCATACAACAGGCACAGATTTCCACGGCAGACCACAGCCGATTCAGAGTATGAGATATTAGGAGGGTAGTATGAGCTTTTTCTCAAGAGGAAGTTCACCACCGCCAGTTCAGCCGGCGCCGGTCTTACCAAGTAAGTCAGACGCAGAAGTACAGGCATCAAGAGCGCGGGAACGAGACAGACTGAGGAAGATGCGAGGTAGAAGGTCAACCATTCTCACCGGTGGGCAAGGTGTTCCGGATGAGAAGAAAACCTTGTTAGGGGAGTGAGGCCAGAATTATGTGGTTTAGACTTAAAATGGCAAAAGATAAGTTAGACGATATCTCACAGATAAGAAAATATCTCCAGAAATGTGAGAAAGCAATAGTTATACAGATTAAAGCCAGTAAGAAGCCTCTGGTAGTTCCAGACGATCTAACCGGGAAAATAAATGTGGGACCTGGTAGTATATTCTAAGGGTGAATGATATGTTAGAACAATCCAAAGCAGACGAGATAATCAAGCGCATTGACGTGATGAAGGGCAATCGTACCACCTGGGAATCACACTGGGAAGAAGTATCTGAGTATGTTGCTCCCCGTCATGGTGGGGTGACGTCAGTCAAGACCAAAGGCGGCAAGCGGATGGAGACAGTTTTTGACTGCACCGCAATAGATGCTAATGATATCTTTGCTGCTGGTCTGTTCGGGCACCTGTGTAATGGGCGTTGGTTCCTGCTGAAGAACAAAAACCCAGAGACGGAAGACGGCTGGTGGTTTGGTGAAGCGTCAAGGATACTCTTAGAAGAATTTGCTATGAGTAACTTCGGGCAGATGATCCATGAATATTTCAAAAAGCTCGGGAGTATTGGAACAGGATGCTTATTCGAGGAACAGGGAGAACCCGGAAAGCCGGCATTGAACTTCAGAGAGTTTCACATTTCCTCATATTTCATTCTGGAAAACTCCAAAGGATTAGTTGATACTCTTTACCGGAGATTCAGTTATACTGCACGTCAGGCAGTGCAAGAGTTCGGAATTGAGAATGTAGGAAAGTCAGTACAGAAAGCCTTTAATGACGTGAAGAAGAAAGATGAGACATTTGAGTTCATCCATGCCATGTTCCCGCGAGAAGAACGGGATGATACAAAAGCTGATAAAGAGAATATGCCCTTTGCCTCGGTTTATATCGCGGTGAAGGATAAGAAGATCGTTGAAGAGGGCGGATATCCTGAGTTGCCGTTCATGGTAACAAGACTGGACAAAGAAGCCAACGAAACATACGGGCGTAGTCCCGGTATGAAGATGCTACCGGAGATTAAACTACTGAACAAGATGGTCAAGACAACCATTAAAGCCGCGGAGAAAGTAGTTGATCCTCCCCTGCAAGTGCCGGATGATGGGTTTATTTCACCATTCAAGACAACTCCTGGTGGGTTGATGTATTATAAAGCTGGCGGTCAGGACAGAATCGAACCACTTCTCACCAAGGGTGATATCGGGTTAGGCTTGGAGATGGAAGACAAGCGGAGAGAATCAATCAACCGGGCGTTCTTTGTTGATCTCTTTCTCCTGCTGGCCGACAAGAAAAACATGACCGCCACAGAAGTTCTTGAGAGAGTGGAAGAGAAACTTCTGCTCCTGGGGCCGATGCTTGGGCGGCTTCAGAGCGAGTTGTTCAACCCGTTGATAGACCGGACAATGGGTATTCTTTTAAGGGCGGGTAAACTTCCTCCGGTTCCTGAAGGCATAGAGGAATACGAGATAGAGTACCTGGGCAAGCTGGCAATCGCTATGCGGCTGATGGAAGTGAAAGCCATGCGAGACACAATAGGGTATATCGCTCCGTTCGCAGAAGCAGACCCTTCAGTTATGGACAACTTCGATCAGGATAAAATCGTAAGAGGTATCAGCGAGAGATTAGGTCTACCGGCTGATTGGCTGAATACAGAGGAAGAAGTCAGAATGACGAGAGAAATGAGAGCACAGCAGATGCAGATGCAACAGATGCTTGAGGCTGGTTCACAGGTTGCAGACGCAATACCGAAGGTTTCTAAAACAGTAGAGCCGGGCAGTCCGCTGGAGATGATGGGATGAAACAACTCTTAATTGACTACAGGGTGACATTCAACAGCGAAGCCGGGAAGAAGGTCTTGACTGACTTGGAGAAGTTTTGTAATTACAATCATCCCTGTTTTGTCAGGGGCGAAGCAGACACGACAGCTTTTTCATTGGGCATGAGGAATGTCTTTTTAAGGATAAAGAAGTTTTTAGAAGCAGACTTGGACGAAAAACTACAAGAGGAGGTAGTGGATAATGAGTGAAATTGATGGTTCCGGAACCGGGCAGATTATCAATGAAGATGGAAGTTTCGCAGAAGGATGGATGGAGACATTACCGGAAGAATTGAGGGAAGATGAAACGCTGAAGAGTATTCCCGATTTTACGGCAATGACGAAGATGCTTGTCTCTGGCCAAAAGATGATAGGCGCAGACAAGATTGTTGTTCCTGGGGCAGAGTCAACAGATGAAGACTGGGGAGAAGTCTTTAAGAAACTTGGCAGGCCGGAAACAGGAGAGGGATACGAGCTGGCAAAGCCTGAAGGCATTCCAGAAGGGATGGATTGGAGCGAAGACGCTGTAGTCGCTTTTAAGGACATAGCGCATAAGACAGGCCTCCTTCCGAAGCAGGCAGCGGATTTGTTTAATTGGTACAATGGAATGATGGGCGAAGCCTACACGGCCAACGCCAACGCCACTCAGGAGAGTTATGATGGGGCTGTAACAGCTCTAAAGAAAGAATGGGGCGCAGCATACGACCAGAAGATAGAACTCGCTCATGCGGCTGTAAGAGCATTTGCAGGCGAAGAGGACGTAAAGGCTCTCGACGAAGGAATGGGGAACGACCCCCGGATGATAAGACTGTTCGCTAAAATAGGAGGTGCTGTATCTGAGAGCAGCTTGAAGGGCGTTGGGCAGACATTCACACCTACAGAAGTTCAGGGTGAGATCAACAAGATACTCGGCGATCCCAAACATCCCTATCACGATAAGAAGCATCCTGAACACGCGGCAGCCATTCAGGCGGTTCAGGAGCTTTATAAGCAACTTTACCCGGAGGCTGAATAATGGTATTCAACTTTTGCACAAAGGTAATTGACAGATTGTCCGTAAAACCTGATAAGATATTTCTTGGGCCCGGGTTCCATAAAGACCTTGAAAGACTGGGGCAGAGCAGAGAAGATTCTTTATTCGGCAGGATAGGAAACATTGAGATACACCTTGACCCCGAACTACAGGGGCGCAGGGTTAAAGTTTCAGTAAACGGGAAGGAAAGAACATTTAACTACAAGACATTTATCCGCAAGGATAGTATAGATTTTTAGGGTAGCTCATAAGAGTCCTGATGCTGGCCGAAAGCAGGCCGTCTAAACAGACGTTAAAGCAGGCAAAGTCCCGTCAGGGGTAGCTTTCCGAAATACAAAAAAATATTTCAGGAGGTTACATTATGAGTTTTGAGATCACTACAGCGTTTGTGAAACAATACAGCGCGAATGTGGCATTATTGTCACAGCAGCAGGGTTCACGTCTTCGCGCAGCGGTTCGTGATGAAGCGCAGGTAGGAGAACACGCTTTTTACGATCAAATCGGTGCGACTACTGCACGCAAGAGGACTGAACGTCACGGCGACACACCATTGATTTCCACTCCCCATTCAAGAAGGCGAGTTACGCTTGTGGATTACGACTGGGCGGATCTGGTTGACGATCTTGATAAGGTCAAGATGTTGATTGATCCTCAGTCTCCGTATGCGTTAAATGCGTCCTTTGCGATGGGCAGGGCGATGGATGACGCTATCATTGATGCTTTTACCGGAACGGCCTATACTGGCGTTGATGGTGGCACGTCAACAACCTTTCCATCGTCACAGCAGATTGACATCAGCGGTACACTTACGCTTGCCAAATTACTTGAAGCGAAAGAAGCCCTCGATGCGGCTGAAGTGGCTGAAGGGATTCCCCGATTTTTCATGTGTTCCGCAAGCGTCCTGTCAGACCTGTTGAACATTGAAAAACTCACCAGCGCAGATTACACAACTGTAAAGGCTCTGGTTCAGGGCGAGATAGACAGTTTCCTCGGATTCAAGTTCATCCGGTCGGAAAGACTTCCTCTGGACAGGACTACTACAGGCGGTGGCACTGGTGATAGGAGCTGTTTCGCATGGGCGCAGGACGGTCTTCTGTTGGCTGTGGGACAAAACCCCATAGGCAAAATAGATCAGCGTCCAGATAAGAACTACTCCACGCAGGTCTATTACTCTATGGCTATTGGCGCGACTCGAATGGAGGAAGCCAAGATCGTAGAGGTCATCTGCCAGGAAGGCTAAAGAAATAAAATAAATTCGGAGGTATTAAAATGGACAATTTTTTCAGAGACCTACAAGGTGACCCCAACCAGGGCATCCTTGATATATCCGCAACTCAGCAGTATCCTTTGGGTACTCGTTTTGCAAAGAATGACGGGCGCGTGTTCCGTTATGCCAAGGCTGGTGCGGCTGCTTTAGTAGCAGGCAATTTGATTTCATCTGCTGCTCTTGGTGGGGCCTTA